TGCGTTTGAAGATTTGTTGGTGCATTCTTTTGTACTCCTGACGATATGGCTCTGCCAACCACCTCAAAGCTATCGCTAAAGTCACGTTTTCTTGCAAAAACTTGCTTACCGATCCATCGTAGGTGGTGTAATCACTCGAAACGACACCAAAGCCGTCAGAGCGACGTGCTATGGCGCGAACTTCAGTTGTTATTTCAGAAGGTGATTTTCCAGGCGCATACCATGACAAGCGCTTCAAAAACTTTGCCAGAGGGAAAGTGAAGGCTGACATGTATATCGTCAATTCAGGAGACATGGTTGTAATGTTCCGTGGTGCTCGTGGTGCTCCGTAGGTCTCAGTTTTGATGAAAGTCTTCAATTTGTTTACGAAAACAGATGACATTCCTTGAATACAATCATCAAATCTGGTACGCTGTAGCTTACCATCCTGCTTCTCTCTGACTTCAGAGGAGTCTAGAGGTGCCCCAGTGCCTTTCACAGAGTCCGGCACAACGAGTTTCACGAATTCACGTGCATACTCGAAGTACGGCTGTGACGGGATTTTGTCATTCTTGGGCTTAACAATTCTGCCCTCAATGCAGGAACGATCAGCGTTTAAGCCTTTCGCAGCAAAGAGTGCAGGATTAGTGACCAATGGTGTGCTGGTCGCCCTTCCAACGTCTTTTCCATCTTCCGTAGCAAGCCTTTTGGCAAACGGAAGTGCCTGGAAATTTACGTTCTGAACGCTTGATGTTAAAATGTTAGCAGAGAGTTGAGTAAAATCCCAACAATCAAGGAGCAATGGTGCTGCATTAACCGACTCTACCTGTTGTCCGCTCTTTTCAAAACCGCCGCAATTAAGAATTCGCTCAATATCGGAGGTTCTGACTGGCGTGTCCTTGTTGGCTAGTCGGGCCTTGATTGAATGGAAGAGTCTCCCCTTCATCTCCACGGAGTATCTTTGATTTGTCGGTCGCACTGAGAGAAAATCGGTCACAGCATCCCATAAGTAACAGATTGCTCCGTTCCTCACGTTCAGCCGCTCAAGCATATTGTACCCGTCCCTGTTAGGATTAATAATCCAGCCCAGGTACGGGATGCGAGCTTTTGGTAGTAACCAGACGAGGCGATGATGGGGATCGCCCTCGATCTCTCTCTGTTCGACGTCAAATATACAGATTGCTC